GCCACTTGTCTTCCCACTGGCCATCTCTATCATTTACGAATCTGTGAGCCTCTCGCGCCATCTCTCGATTGTCGTGGTCGTCGTCCTGCGCCTTCTTGAGCGCCTCCAGCATCCATGTGTGGTCTTCGTAGTTCTGTTGAGTGGGCATTATCCGAGCCTTTTGAAGTTAAGCTTTACCACTGCCGGGTTAACATCTGCCTGCCGCATCAGCATCATTACTGCATCAGCCATGTTGGGGGAATCAATGCCCATCTTGAGCATGTCAGGCTTTGACACCAATTGAATCCGTCCTGAGTTGTTGAACTTGCGCGGGATGCGGCACAACTCTGCCCTGAGTGCGGTCAGTTCGGATATGGTCGAGCTAAAGCTAACCAATTCGTCAGGGTTGAACAGCTTCTGACCCTTCACTACGGCAAGATAGGTGCGGTACATCCGGTCGCGGAGTATCCAGTAATACTGCGCCCGCTTGTTGGCGAACGTCTCCTTGTTGGTCTTGTTGTGCTTCACATCGCTATCAGTGCGCTGGTATATCTGGTCAGGGTTATCGGCGGCCTCTGACCCTCGGAATGCTTCAACGTGTATTTTCTTGCCTGTGAGCGCGTCGGTTATCTGTCGGGTCAAGCCTGCGCCCATACCATCAGCGTCATAGGTGAACGTATCGGGGCGCTTATCAATGGCAAAGGTGGTCGCCCAATCGGTTGCAGTGTCGATTCTGCCCGCGTCCGTGGACTTGACCTCAGTGATTACGGAACCGTGAGAGGATGCAACGGCTTTGGCGTCTCCGGTATCTGCTGGGTCATAAGCCACTCTCTCCTGCCCCAAAGCCTCAAACCCCAAGTCTATGTGGGCGTCTATGCAGGCGTCAAACCACGCCGGTTCAATAATGGCGTTGGGTACGGTGTCCGAGTACCGCCCTTCCCAAATATGGTCATACTCAGCCCTTGGAAGGTTCTCAAAGTCGTCGCGGCGCTCCATGTCCAGTTCAGGCGGGAACCAGGGGTTATCACGCCAGTTCAGTTCCACCACGGTCATCAGTTCGTCCTGATACCATCCCTGCTTGGCAAGGTCAGCTTCTGCGCGGCTTAGGTACTTGACCGCCACAGCGTCCTTTGTGCTGCCCCGGTTCATGGTTATCCATATTTCAGGGGCTTCGTGTATCTCGGAGACATTGGCGGCGGCGCTTGAGCGGATGGACGGGGTTAACACTCGGAGGCTGTTGGTAGAGACAGATTCACCTTCTTCTATCCACAACTTCTTGACCCCGGCCAGCGACTTTAGGCTGGTTATGTTCCGAGACAAGCCCTTATAGAACACTTCCCCGCCATTCTTGCCTCTGATCTCGGTGGCCATGACCTCAAACTTGTCATCAAGTCCTAGCCGCTCAATCTCTAGCTTGAGGTTCTCATGTACCGAGTCATCAATGGAGTTCTGGAATTCCCTAGTGCAGCAGATGCGATCTCCGTAGTCAGCGAACATCAGCATAATGTCCCCGACGCCGGTACTCTTGGCGCTCCCCCTGCCTCCTACAGCGATCTTGATGCGGGTCTTGGACTCAAGCAGGCGAAGCAGTGGGGCCGCTACCTCAAGGTTGATAGCCTCTTGCTTAGCTACCCTTGACACCCAGTACCTGCCAAGGTGTTTGGATGGTCAGCGGGTTCTCGCCGCCTTGGATGGTGTTCTCAGACTTGTCTGTATAACCGTGCTTGGTTAGTGCAAGCTTGGTAATTGTCGAATTGAATTCGCCAATAATGGCTCTGTTGAATAGCATTGACTCCTGCTTCTGCATCAAATCACTAATGATGTCAGAAAATTCAACCTTATCAACGTCTTTTACCCATGCGTGGACGGTTTCGCGGCTGATGCCAATGTAGGATGCAATGCTGGATATCTGCGGGTAGGCGTCGCCGTACCTCTCCCAAGCGCCATCGACATATGCTCTAGCCGCTTCAAGCAGTTCAGGGGTATAAAGCGATGGGCGACCTGCTGGCATCATGCGTACTCTGCGCAGTGTTCTGCACATAATTGCACATGCTTTGGGTTGTGTCTAGCCCAAATAGTCGCCAGCCAGTAGCCGGTCAGTCACTAGGTATGAGCGTTTGCTCTGCCTCATAATTCAACGCTTCCTGCACCCATTGGCTAAACGACATACCCCTGGCCTTCGCCGCTGCCACATACGCCGCTTTCCGTGCTGCTGTGACCCTGACATGCACAACGGATTCAGCCCGCTCTGAGGCGGGCTTGGGAGGGCGTCCACCGGGGTGTTTCATGCGGCCACCCATACAAATCGAATTGTTTCCGCCGACACGCCATAGCGCGACCATGCAGCAGGGGTTTTCATCTGAACAACTTTCGCCGCCCTGATAATCAACTCAGTGCCAAGGCGATATGCTTTGCCGTTGTATTGTTTCGGAGCTGTCAGAACTTTATCAAGGCAGGTAGCGCCAACAATCATACCGTTATCCAAAACAATACCATGCTTCAATTTGCGCCCACAGTGCTGGCAAACTTCTTCTTGCTGATACCCTACTATGTTTACTGTGTTGCTCATTTTTTCTCTCCCGTTGTGCTGCCCATGTACTGATTATAGTTATCCGCAACACAAATACAAGGCATTGAGATATGGTATTTTGTTATGATGCGCCATAACTGATATTCCAGTGCTAATTATGTGCTAATACCGGCAATTTTAGCCTTTAGCCGTGTTTCTTCCGGCTTGCGACCTATCACCTCAATAAATACCGACTCAAGCCTGCCGAAATCGTTGATACAAAGAGCAATGTCCTGCTCGTGATCTTCAAGGAATTCAATGAAGTCCAATTCTGTTTGCTGTTTGAGCCTCATGCTTTACCCCTCAACTTCTGAACGTGTCTTATCCTGCGCCGGAATATGCTCTTGACCCGAAACAGGTACTCGGCACTCGGTTGCAGGGGTTTGTGTGGGCCTTTCAACCACTCGACTTTTGCCTGCCCGATACGGTTTATCAGGTTGGCTTCATAAAGTGCGTCCGTGGATGCGCCCCACTTGGCCTTGTTTTGGCTTCCCATGTTCGATATACCGCATTGCTTGTGGATGTTCAGTGTATGGTACCGAAGTTCGGGCGCTGCCCCTACCGGGCGAAAATGACCGGCATGGAACCCTGCGCTTGCGTGGGGACACTCGTATCCGTGAACAATGCACGGCTTGTTTTCGTCTCGCAGTACGATGTAGGCGTTTACCGCGTCCTGTGCCTGGCGTTCCGGGCCTGACCTTGCCCGACCCCTGCGGTAATTGGTGCGTGATTCTGCGGCTTCCTTGCGCCATTGTGAGAGCATCGCCTTTCGCTGCTTGTCGCGCTTGGACTGGTTCTTTTTGGCCTGCTTTGCCTGCTTGATGCGGGCTATGGCAATTGCGCACTCAGTGTCACACCATGTCTCTAGCGATGATGCGCCGGGGCGTGGCGTGTAGAGCTTGCCACAGGCGGGATTCTTGCAGGCTTTAGGCTTTGGCGCTTTCACTAATCACATCCTTTGCCGATACCGTTGCCGCTCGCGTCGGTAAAATCCTTCCAATGCACCCATCCTTTCGGGCAGTGAAAACCCCAATTACGCACGACAGGTCCAGTAATGAACAGTGTCCACGCCGGACCCTCTGCCAGTACAATCCGGTGTGCATGCGTTGCCCTGCGAAAGACCGGCACAAACCGCCTTATGCGCTTCCAGTGCTGCCATCCATGAGGCGGAAACGGAAGCACCTCTATCAATCCACCCTTGAGCAAAAAAGACACGCTGGCCCACGGGTGATCATGGAGCGCCCTGTCATCGTCGTTACCCATAAACTTGTGAAGGTAAATGTTAAACAGGGGATTGCGCGGCACCAGATGCCAACGGTGCAGGTAGTTCTCGCCTATGATTCGATGCGGCTTCACGCTGGCACAATTCCACGAACCCAACTGCTGACCGGATACTTCCTGCCCTTGGGCTTACTGTAACCAAGCGCGGCGAGGACTTCATTTTGGTTGTCATGGCGGCACCAAACCCCGACCAAATTAACCGGGCGCATTTCCAGTGCAAGCCTGGTCAGTACCGGCGCGGCGAACTGTGAGCGATAGGTACCATCTTCATTCTTGAATACGGCAATTGGAGAATCAATTTCCGCTACTGCTATTCTCGCCATGATTTCGTGAATGGATTGTGACCC